TAAATGAAAGGCTTCATGAAACTCTGACCATTCTTCATCGATCAAAGATTTCTGAGTCAGATTCCCATTCGGGGAATTGGGTATCGAATAAGCGTCCCGGAATTGTTTTGCCTGACTCAAGAGTGTCGTCCCAGTCTGATTGTGTTTTATCGAGTTCATGTTGTAGGTAGTGGATTGCTTTGGCTAGGTCTTTTCTTTTGTCTCCTTTGTATTCACAACGACAAATGTATTTAACAGCATTAGCTTGGAAGAAACTAAGGTTTTGATTGACGATAAAGTCTCCTACTTCCCAGTTGTTTCCGTAGTGTTCAGGTGATTGGGCCATTGTTCGACTAGGTTGGATAAGTTGTTAGCAAGTACAAAGTTCTGACGTTGTAACGCCATGAACAATGTAATTATATCTGTTTTATCAGCTTTAGGTAGTAAGTCTTTAAGTCTTCTTATCTTGAAGTCCTGCTCCACTGTCAACTGTATAATTGGAGGAGGGGGAAAAGAGGATTGGTTGTTTAGCTGTCCAGTCATAATCATCGGTGGTAAGGATCTTTGCAAGTCTTGCGTTTTGTAGTGCAATGTCTTCACCAAGATCCTTCTCAGCAAATGCATCGACAACTGTTTTCCAAGTGTAACCTTTTTCTTCAAATAAAGCAACAGCACGTTTGATACCAATACCAGGTACACCAGCATATCCGTCTGTCTGGTCTCCTGCAAGCGTCTGTATGAGATGCCACCGTTGTCCCTCTGCTTCTTCCACATTCACGGTTTCATCCATGGTGTAGAGCGTTCCAGGTATCTGCCGCATGTCCTTATCAGGACTGGCGATAATGTTACCAGGATATTTAGTAGCGTAGATACCCATACTATCATCTGCTTCAAGAGTCGGTAGTATTACTACTTCATACTCATCTTTAAGAGCATTGATAACACGTTTGTATCCACAAGGTTTCTTACGATTGCGATGACCTTTGTAAGCAGGCATGATCTCCTTACGAAAATTAGTACTATCACTAAAGAACAAGACAACTTCAGGTACATCCCACATGAACTTGTTTTTAATTTTATTTAGTTCACATTTTACTGCTGCGTATGCCTCACTAAATTTGCTGACAACTACAATTACATCATCACCGAAATCAAGGTCTGATTCTGCACCAGCGCAAGCTTTGTAAACAATGTAATCTGCGTCAACAAATAACTTCATTTACCTTGGCCTCTATATTTCTTTTTACCTTTACGTGGCTTACTATGTAAACCGTTACCTTGACGGGTTTTCTTTGATGTAAAAGGGACTACGGTTTGTACTCCCATCATTGATTTACTTCTCATTAGTGGGTTTCACTCCAGTTGTTTCCGGTTTTTGCTTCTGCGTCAATTCTGATTCTGAGGTTGTAGTATTCTCCAGCTGCGAGACTGCTAAATACCAAGGATGTTGATAAGTCAGCTGTCTGTTCAGGGGAACACTCGAATTGCAATTCGTCATGTATAAAGGCTAGTTGTGAACAACATAAATTTAAGTCTTTTATGTTTTGTTGATTGATTACCATCCAACGTTTAGCAAGGATAGCGGAGTTACCTTGAAGGCAATAATTTAACGCTTTATGTGGGCTATCCACCATAATTTTTCTGCCATCGATAGCTTTGATAAATCCTCTTTCTGAAGCTGTCTTAATAGCCGCCAAGAGTTTATCGAGTCCATCAATTGCATCAATATAGGCTTCTCTGATTTCCTTTCCTTTTTTCTTGGCTTTCGCGGATGAAAGAAGTTTGTCATAGCTGTGTCCAATTTTTTCGTCACCTGCACCATACAGGAAAGCATATGTTACGGTTTTCACAAGCTTCCTAGATATTCCTATCTTATCAGCATTGACTTGATGTATATCTCCGTTGAGTAGGATGTCTGCATATCGTCCATCATCATATTTGGCAAGGAAATGAGACAACATACGTAACTCAATCCCAGACAAATCAGCAGCGACCATGACTTGACCCGGAGATGGTAAGAAAAGTGCTCTAAATCGTGGGTCACTAGGTACTTGGGCAAGGTTTGGGTTTCGATGAGCGCATCTAAATGTAGAAGTAGCGACTGAACAATGATGATGAATTCTACTAGCAGTCGTAGATAGCTTCAGCCAAGCGTTCGCGCCTTCGGATATCATTCCAAGCATCTTCGTTATCGTCAAAATCCGCAGGAATGCAAGGGCAGTCGGTGTTCCTATCTCCTTCAATATTGGCTCGTCTATGATAGACTTCCCAGTAGGTGTCTTCTGGGTTGGAGTCCAGCCATGAAATGTTTGCAGGATCCATGATATATGATCTCGTGATGTAGGATTTAATTCTTTAAGACGTGTAAGTGGAGCGTTTTTGACATAGCCTTGGGTCCGATTATCTCGCTTAGGAGTAAATACTGGTCCGGCAACGTAAGGATGCCTGTTACGTAGTAGTTGATAAGTTTCTTCAAGCTCTTGTCTGAGAGTTGATGCAAGTTGCCATGCAGAGCGTTCATCAAAATACCATCCATGTAATTCTTGTTTAGTGAGGATTTCTGCTGCGTCATGTTCTAACGCAATCCATTCAGGTATGGTTGGAAGTGTGTCCAAAGTTTTCTTGTGACAATAACATCTTGTATCATGTAGTCTTCCATTTCTGGAGACCATTCTTTCCAATCAGTATCTTTACAGTAATCACCTTTAGCTTCGTTGAGTCGATAACCCCAAGCAGCTAGTGAATGTGAGCCATACAATTTGAGTGGCATACCATCCCAAGTCTTTTGTTTATCGATCTCTATTAAGTTCGGGTGATAAAGACGGCTAAGCAAAAGAGTATCCAAGCAATCACCAACACGTCTAAACCATGGATAAAACTTATTGATGATGCTAAGATCATAATTAATAATGTTATGACCGACAATACAATCAGCGTCTTCGAGGTATTGGACAGCGCGGACGATAGGTTCCGTCGCTGGTCGCTCTGTAGCTGACGTAAACGATTGATCATTGAATACCATCGTTTTTTTAGTGTCAGTGTCGTAGATGCAAATGCAGTGGATTTTGGTAGCATCATTTAGAAGTCCGTCTGTTTCTAAATCAAAGATCAGCATTCAACGTCCTTGCCATTGATAGGTTTTATCAACAAACTTAGCACGTTTTACTGCCTCCTCAGTGGGAGGATTAGGACGCTTAAGATTAGAAATCTGTTGTTGCGTCGAATTCTGCTGGTTCTGTAGTTTCATTGAATTTACAAGTGGATAGGTTGTAGTTTAATCGACAAGCAATGCCTGTTTCCCCAGAGTAGCGATTCTTGAGAACTCTAACAATTGTATCAGAGTGTTTAGTTTCACTCTGTTGATTTCGTTCGAGTCCAATAACTGCATCGCTAAGTTGAGCGATTGCCGCACTTCCTCTAAGTTGTCCGAGTGTAACACGTGCACCTTCTTCATGGTTTTGATCGGATGATCCCCGTTTTAAATGTGAAACTAAAAATAATACGATACCAGTTCGTTCAACAAGTGAACGTAACCGTGTCATTGTTTGGTCAATCATCCGGCGTTCATCACCATCAAGACCACTCATTAGAATGGATAGGTGATCAAGAAAGATGATCTTACAATCAAGTCCTGAAGCTAAGTATTCTATCCTGTTATAAATAATATCAGGATCAAAACTACCGAACCCGTCAAACAAATAAAGGTTCCAGTTATTAATAGTGGAATCAAACGCTTCTGTAAGGGTGTCATGGCTGTGTTCTCCTAATGCTAGGTTCTTACCTACAGAAGCAGACATCAAACCTAAAGCTGTACGGCGGTTTGACTCTTCAAGTGCCAAGTATCCAACCCGTTCTCCGTTCGATAACAAGTGAGAAGCCAAGTCTCTACACACGGACGACTTGCCTTGGCCTGATCCTGAAGTAATTGTGACAAGCTCTCCGCGCCTAATCCCGTGAAGCTTTGACTGTAATCCTTGAAATGGGTAGTCATAATCAGCTGGTGGTTGTGGTGTTGTAACTAATTCAAGTAAAGATTTAGCATCTACAATACCATCAGGTCTGAATTCCTTACGTTTAAAGAATGCATCATCAATAGCATTGTAATCGCTAGCTTGTAAGGCGTCTGAGAGGTCTTTGTAAGCCTCTAGACGGGCGATGTAAGCCTTGCCAGGTGGTAGTACACCCGCAGCCTCTTCAGCAGCCTTCTGACCGGCTTCATCAGCATCGAACCAAAGCAAGATCTCTTCATAACCTTGAAGGAACTCTAGGTTCTTTTGGATTGCTTTCTTAGCTCCTGCTGCACCACTAGGTAATGATACTACAGGCCAAGTTGGGTATAGTTCTGCATAAGACACACAATCAAGTTCACCTTCTGTGATGATTATACGCTTACCACTACTGCCCCATAAATGTTGACCAAAGAATGTACCAGGTGATTCCCCTTCGTAAGTAAATTGTTTGTCTTTAGTTTTTATCTTAGCACCTTTTACAATGCCAGATGGATCATGATAGTAAAACCTTAGCTTGTCACCATCACGATATACTTTAAATTTTTCACAAGTCTTCTGACTGATCTTGCGTTTCTGCAACCTTTCGGCTGAGCCTTTGATCTGCACAATAGAATTAGTGTGAATGTGTGTTATTTTTTCTTGTTCATCTGTGTAAGTATGACAAACAAAACAATAACTGTGGTCAGTGTAGATAGCATTGCCATCTGATGATCCACAATTATTACAAGGTCCATGTCTTATAAACTCAGATGAGCCAGTCGATTGGGATGTTATGGAATGATGTCCACGGTATGTTATGTTTGTCACACCATTTAGCGTATGTAGTCTTTGATCCTTTACTAATTTTATTATATGGTGCTTGAAAGACCATACGTAAATCAAGTTCAGGGTGTTGTTCTTTTACGTTCTTGATCTTACGTCTGTCTTCAGCTTCCCAATAACCTTTACATTCTAAATATATCCCATTAGGTAATAGAAAATCAGGAGTGTAGATATGCTGGATGACATATGGAACCTTTGTTGATTCATACTCATACTTAACACCCAGCTCACACATAAGATCAGCAACTCGTTCTTCAAGTCCTGATCGAAATGCCATTAGAAGTCCTCATCCTCTACGGTTTCAGTAGGTGTTACATTAGGCTCACTAGCCTTAAACCCTTCAGTCTTACCAAAAAGTGCTGCTACGTCTTCTGTAGACATATCACCAGTATCTACACCAGCTGATGTATTGAGAGACACCAATTGTACACCAACCAATTTAAGGCTTGTTCCATACGTAACTCCATCACGGAGGATATAGGGTTTCTGATAGAACGCAAGTTTAACACGACTACCAGCATACATAGGTGTATTGTCATCAGAAATAATTGTTCCCTCAGTATCGACAACAGGTGGACGAGATTCTTCATTCCAAGAGAACTTTACTTTGTATTGTCCTTCAGTTACTTCTTCCCAAGGTTCAGGCTTAAGTGTAGAACGCTTAGGATTTTTTAGTTTAGTTTCAGCCCATTTAAGGGACTCGACTCTATCATCTTCTAGTACATCAACCATGGATTGATCAACTAGAGCAGCAAGTGAATAACCAAACTTACTTGGTTTCAGTACAGCTTGGTAACCTTCAAGTACTACAGGCTGTGCGGTTTTGTGGATTGTACGTGGCATTTAACAGAAAAAATAAGTGGAATCAATTACTGAAGATGGTTCTAGATCTCCAATAATCGGTGGGTCAGTCTCCGCGCCTATCTGGTCAGCGAAGTCTTGCAAGTAATTGTGTTCGGCAAAGAGGTGCATATATGTCTCTCGTACAATTGCACTGAGAGTAGACATGTCGGTAGCACGACACAATACAGAATCATGAATGAGAG